ATGTTTGATTTTTTTAATTGCGGACGTTCCCAAAGTATCGGTAAAAAGATGAATCACAAATTGATTGATTGGGAACAGGATTCTCAAATAATATGTTCTGCTATAAATAAGGTAGCAAATAAAGAAGTTCGTGCAGAACCCTATATTCACTGGTGGACATTTATGGGATATTATTCTGCTGTTGGTGAGTCTTTACTATCTACTATTGTAAGTATTCGTGATAAAATAGTACGAGGTAAAAAATTAGAAAAACACGAACGCATATTTAGACAAGAGAATCCTGAATATTTTGTTTGGAATACTAATAATATAGATGAAGAAGCAGAAGAATTATTTAATGAACTTTGGAATAAGGGTGGAGGTGAATAATGGCAACAACAGATATAAAATTAAGTGTTGGATTAGAAGCTGATGATGTTACTGCCGCCGCCTCTGAATTACATAATAAAATAAAAGAGATTTTCAACAATACTGCTGGTAAAGATGTAAATAAATCTTTAGAGTCATTAAAAGTATCAGCCGCAAATGCAGATTATCGTATGGTTGAATTGCTCAATCATATACAAGAGATGCAAGATACTCCATCACAAGCGTTATTAGACGCTTTAAATAATATGGGGGAAATTCAAACAAAACTTGAAGATGCTGAACAACGTATGTCAAAGGCCATACAGGCTCGTGATAAGTATGTAGAAAACACACCGGCTGTTGTACATACGAAAATATGGAATGATACGTTTGAAAAACTACACGCATTAAAAGCGGCTCAAGAACAACTTATAAATGCTACTGATAGTTACGGTGATGCTGTAGGCAATGCAGATGCAAAAGCGCAAACATCTATATCAGATTTAACCGAAGAGTATTATAAAGCACAAACTGTATTAGAGAATCTTAAAGCGACCAGAGAGAAATACATAGATATAAAACTTGCAGACCCAAATAACGAAGATGCTCGTAAGCAGGTTGCGTTTTACGATAAAGAAATAGAAAAAACTGAAGAATTAATGCAAGTCGCCTCACAATTAATTGATGTTGAACGAGAGACGGCTGGTATACAAAGCGATATGACTTTTGATGGTTATATCAAAGCGACAAAACAAATAGAAGAGTACGATACTAAAATCAAGGATGTTAGACAAGATTTAAAAGGTCTTAGAAAGGAAAATTTAGAATTTGAGGACTCTTTAAATACAACTGACTTTGAAAATTTACAAACGGGTGTAGAGCAGACATCAAATATTGTATCAAATTTAAGAGAACAATTAGCATCGACCTTAAAAGAAATTGAAAATATTGAAGCATCGGGAACAGACACATTAGCCGGAACAATGCCCGAAGCGTTTCAGAGACTTATAGATAAGTTAAATTTAATGGTAAATGGCTTATCTGTAACTGAACGTAGAATGGGCGAAGTGCAAAATAGGACTCAAACTTTTAGTGATATTGTTAGAGGTTCATTTGGTAATAGTATTGTAGAATTTGCAAATAATATACAACAACTACCCAAAATGGTAGAGTCTGCACTCGACCAAACGATATTAGCTACAACAGCTTCTATGGGACCGAGCGGCGCATTTGTACAAATTATTTACTCTGGAGCAAAATTAGCTGTAAAATTTATTATTAGCGAGTTTATAAATGTTGCTAAAAAAATCGGTACTGTTATTAAGAATGGCGTGGTGAAGGTGCTAAATGCAGCCACTACTGCGGCTAAAAACTTTGCAAAAGCATTAGCTAAAGCGGCATCTAATGCTGTATTAAGCCCATTTAAAAAACTTGCTGATGCTATAGGAGGTGTTGGTAAAAAAGCAACTGAATCAGATTTCTCAATGAAGAAGTTTGGTCGTGCTATATTACAATACGGTATTGGTGTTCGTTCTTTATACAGATTAATCAATAAGTTAAGAACAGCTTTATTTGAAGGCTTTGCTGATTTAGCACTTGCATATGAACCGTTTAATGATTCTATGTCTCAGATAATTACAGCATTAAATTATCTGAAAAATTCTTTTGCGGCAGCATTTGCCCCTATTATTGAATATGTTGCTCCTGTATTATCTATTTTTGTTACTAAAGTGGCAGAAGCAGTTCAGTGGATAGGACAGCTTATTGCGGCGCTTACAGGTAAAGAATTTGTAATGGCTCTTCCTGTATTTAAAGACTATTCAGAAGAAACAAAGGCTGGTGCGGCGGCGGCAAGAGAGCAAGCACAAGCAGAAAAGCAAGCTAAAAAAGCGGCAGAAGATGAAGCAAAAGCCGAAAAGAAACGTAATAAAGCACTTGAAAAATTACAAAGAACCATCGCCGGATTTGATGATGTAGAACTGTTAAAAGATAATACAAGTGATGATGCCGATGACAATTACGGTTTTGACCCAGACAAGTACGACTTCAGTACACCAACATTAGATGCCGCATTGCAGACATTTAGAGTTGGCGGACCTATTCAAGCTGGCATACAACAGTTTGCTGACTTACTCAAAAAAGCATGGAAAACTGCCGACGCTTATGATTTAGGTAAACTTGTTAGTCAACAGCTTGGCAATTTACTTAGAGCATTTAATCGCAGTATTCCTGATATTCAAGCATATACAACCAAAATTGCCAAGCTTATTGCATCCTTTTTAGCAGGATTTTTAAGTGTTAATGATACATTTAAAGTTCTCGGTGTTGCAATAAGAAATGCTATTAATACAATATTTTTAACAATTCAAGAGTTTCTTAAAACATTTATGAGTTATGATGGATTTAAGAATCTTGGACGAGATATTTATTATACAATAGTAAACGCACTTTCCGACATTAATTGGGATGTAATATATGATGTGTTCAGAATGATGGGAATTGGTATTGCTCAGGTACTTAATGAGACAATAGCAAGAGAAGATTTTTGGACAAGTATATTTACCACTCTCACTAATGCGCTTCGTGCAATCTTAATTAGAGTATATGCATTTTCTACAGAATTACATTGGGGAGAAATAGGCAGTGCATTAGCGGCGGGTATTGTTGCTGGCATAGAAAACTTTCCACTTGAAGAGGCTATAAATGCTGTTGTAGCTGTTCTTGATGGTTTATGGCAACTCTTTATCAATTTTGTAGCAGGTATGGAAGGCCATTGGTATGACATAGGGCATACTATTGCGAGTTTCATTATCGGTCTATTTGAACACTTTGAGCCTATTGAATTTGCTAATGGGGTAATTGATTTCTTAGACGGTTTGTGGGAAGCGTTTATGGGATTTGTTGAAACTCCGGGGTGGGACCAAGTAGTTGATAAAGTTGCAACAGCTATAGGAGAATTTTTCAGCAAGTTTGAATGGGAGAAAAAAGCAGATTATTTATTAGAATTTTTAAACAACACAGTAAAAAAACTTAAAGAAAAAGTTGATAAAGTAGACCTTAATAAATTATTTGATGAAATAGTTAACTATTTAGAAAACAATAAGGATTTTATGGAATTGTGTGATAATGTAGTTGATTTAATTGTCAAATTTGTAGGAGCGGCAATTCATGCAAAGGGCGGATTATTTATGTTCCTTGGTAAACTTATACTTAAACATATTTTTACTGGTTGGGAAAATGATATGGACTCTAATGCTTATAAAGCTGCTGAACAAGAACTTGAAGCATTGGGCGTTGAGACTAAAAAACGAACAGGTGATGCAGAGGATGTTGGTGCTAACATTGGTGATGCTGTAAATAGAGGGCTTGGAAATCAATTATCCAACATAACAAATACTGCTGGCGATATAAATACAGCAACACAAGATGAATTTAAAAAAGGCGATTATGGCCTAATATGGTCTGAACACGGCAGTTCGATGCTTACTGGCATTGATAACTTTAAGCCGCAAGCAACAGGCGCAGTTAAGGAAGTATCTGATGAAATGCAAGTCGCACTCGCATCTGGTGATTGGGAAGAAGTCATGCGTGTAAATGCACAAAGTGGTGCAACAGGCATTAGTAATAATTCTCATCTTGTTACAGATGAAGTTGGCACAATGACACAATCTATTAGTGATATTTTTACAAATATTGATTGGTCAATAATAGGTAGTGGTTTAATTGATGGTATTTATTACGGTCTTAGTAATGGTTGGGGCTGGTTATGCGATACTGTTTGGAATTTAGCTACAGATTTACTTAATTCTGCAAAGAACGCTTTAGGAATTGCTTCACCCTCTAAAGTATTCAGAGAAGCCGTAGGTAAGATGATTCCTGCCGGTATCGGCGTTGGTATTGAAGCTAATGCTGATAGTGCATTAGGCGCTGTTGATGATTTATCTACAGGACTTGTAAAGACTGCTAAGAATATCAAGATACCGCCCATTGCAATGGGAGAAGTTATACCTTATAACATCGCAAATGGACAAAATGATAGCACACAATCAACTTTAAAATCCCTTGCAGATATGTTACAATTACAACAAAGCGAAATGGTAACTAATGAAAGTTTAATGCGTGCAATCGCATTAATTATTGATAATATGCCCGACTTCTATATCGGACCTGAGAAATTGGCTCGTATAGTAAAACAAGGCAATACACAATTAAATAGACGATATGGCTATTAAGATGGAGGTGTAGGAAGTGGCGATAGCTAAAAAACCTTTTAAAATAGATGGTGTAGCCATTCCTACACCCACTGAATATAAGTACAACGAAGAAGATTTATCAACACAAGCCGCAACAGGAAGAACACTTGATGGTGTAATGCATAAAGATGTTGTTGCAGTAAAAGATACATATGAATGTTCTTGGAAAAAATTATCTTGGCAAGATGCGGCTGTTCTATTATCTGCTGTTAGAGGTAAGACTAAAGTTCGTTTTACTCACGCAGACCCTATTAGGCCGAATGAATTTATTACAGGCTATTTTTATATCGGCAAACGAGAAGCAGTAGGTAATGATTTGAGTAAACCAGCAAATGCGTGGAAAGATATAAAAATGACGTTCATTGAAATATAAGGTTGTATTATGATAAATGTTTCAACAAAATGTAAAAGATTAATATACAGTGGTGAAAGAGTCTATACTGTAGATGCTACAATAGAATTATCTAACGGCACAGTATTAGAGCCATCTAACTCACAGATAATGAGTGATGGTCTTGAATTAGATGATGCTGTTGGCAGTGATGATGATTTCAACTGCATAGGCTCTACTATTGTCAACGGCTGTAATTTAATTCTTTATAATAACGATAGAGTATTCTCGGATTATGATTTTATAAATGCTGTTGTTACTATAGAGATTAAGATTGACGTTAGTGATACCAATACGCCTGATTATGAAACAATATCAAAGGGTGTGTTTACAGTTGATGAAGCTACATGGGGCGATGGTACTGTTACTCTTGTACTATTAGATAACATGTGTCAATTTGATAGACCGTATACATCACATAACATATACACAGCTACTACCACGATTTATGATGTTGTATTGGACGCTTGTACAAAATGCGGAGTAACCATTGCAGGAACAATGACAAATATGCCTAATAAAAATTTTGTCGTTGCAGGTCCGCCTAAAGATGATACTACTTATAGAGAAGTAATTGGATGGTGTGCGGCTATTGCAGGTTGTTTTGCAAGATGCACAACTGATGGTAAACTTGAATTTGCGTGGTTCGATGTTGATAAATTTACTGCTGATGCCGGTACAGATGGCGGCATATTTGATGAAGGAACGCCGTATTATACATCTGGTGATACTGTACTTGGAGGTACATTTAATCCATGGAATGACCAGTATAATGTAGATGGCGGTCAGTTTACTGATAGAAGCGGAATACATCACATTTCTGCCTTAACTTCTCAAAATATTGGCGTTGATGATGTTGTTATTACAGATGTTCAAATTGCTTATGAGGTAGAAACAGCTAATAGTTCGGAAACTAACTATTATCCTGCAACAATAGCAGATAATAGATATGTAATTTCCATAGATGCAATACCGTTTATTAATGCGGATAATGTAGAAGATTTTTATGATATATTAGCCGATAGACTAATAGGTCTTACATTTAGAACATGTAATGTTACACAGATAAATGACCCAACTATTGAAGCTGGTGATATTGCTTGGTTATGGGATACAAGGGGTGAAGTACATAAAATATTAATCACTCGCACAACATTCTCTATAACCGGTTCGCAAACAATTATTTGCGGAGCAAAAACACCGGCGAGAAATAGCGCAACTCAAATGACTGCTATTGCAAAAGCAAACGCTCGGTCAAATAGGCGATTAAATGAAGAGAAGTCTATACGCCAGCAATTAGCAGATAATTTCAATAATTATGTGGCAAATGCAAAAGGCTTATATCTTAGTGAAATTACAAGCGGTGGTGCTACTATAATATATGGACACGATAAGCCTCAACTTGCTCAATCTAAAATGGTACTTAAAATCAGTAATGGCGCAATATCTATGACTGCTGATTATAAAGGTACTGATGCGTCTACATCGTGGTATGGATTTCAGTTTGATGGTACTTGGCTTGCTAATATAATTTCTGCTGTACAACTATTTTTTGACCACGCTCATGGCGGCACACTTACGCTTGGCGGTGCAGGAAACGGGAACGGTCAGCTTGCAGTGTATGATGCTAATGATAACCCTATAGGCTCTTGGACAAATAACGGAATATCTCTTTCAAAAGGCGCAATTCATGGGCCAAATATAACTGTTGGTGGTGACAATAATGTAAATGGAACAATAGCTGTTAAAGACGCAAGCAACAATACTATTGGAACATGGTCAGTTACAGGTATTCATGTGTATAAGGGTGAGATAAGTGGTACTACTATTTCCGCTGGCGGTAATAATAATGAAGATGGCACAATAGTAGTTAAAAATGCTTCTGGTAGTGTAATAGGTAGGTGGAATAAAGATGGACTGACTGTTACATCTGGGTCAATTTCCGGCAGTGCTATTTATGGTGGCAGTATTACACTTGGTGGTAATAATAATGAGAACGGTAGGCTATATGTAAATGACGCACAGGGCAATAGAATAGGTGCGTGGGGCCAGGGCGGCATACAAATTTATTCTGGTACAATACAGGGACCGGATATAATCGCTGGCGGTAGCGGAAATACGAACGGCACTATAACTGTAAAGAACGCTTCTGGAACTACAATAGGAACGTGGGATAAAGATGGTCTTAGTGTAACGACCGGTAGTATTAGCGGAAGTCTAATAACAACTGGTAGGATTGCTGATGCAAACGAAAATGTAATTATTAATCTTAATACTGGCGCACTTACAATGAAGAGCGGTTCTATTAATATTAATAGCGGAGTTTTTAAAGTAACAACTCAGGGTGCACTCACAGCAACATCTGCTGATATTACTGGAAAAATTACATCTCAAAAAACAGTCGGTAATGATACACTTAAATTAATTATTGATGATTCTGACCTTAAAGGCTATGAAAATTCAACACTTTTTGGACATCTTGATTTATGCGCTCAATCATCTGACGGACAACCGCACGCATCACTTGAAGGAGCAAAATATCTGCACTTAGAAGCCGGCACAGAAATAACATTTGATACAGGCGCAATCGGTGGCGCTGGATATGAAAGGATGCGTATAAATAACAGCGGTGTGTATATTGACGGTAGTTATAAATTACACATAGAAGATGGAGCCGGTGAATCTAATTTATCAACTATTGTTGAGATACCGATAAGTATCACGGCGGATGGATTAGTGTCGTCATCAATCACATGTAGACTTGTTGAAGGTATACTTTATCAATATTATTAAAGGAGAATAATAATGAGACCAATCGAAATACTTTATGAAGAGTTTAAAAACAATTTAGTAACGCTTATAAATAATAGCGGACTTCCTCCGTTTATTATAAGTCAGGTACTTGAATCTATATTACATGAGGTTCGTAATCTGGAAAAAGCAAATTATGAACAAGCACTCAAAACAGAAAGTCAAAATAACGAGGACTAATAAATGTTAAAACTGAGATTTGAGGTAAAGAATCAATTCATAAATCGTGTAGATAAAATACAGCCGTCAGCAGATAGTCAATACTATCTTTATGCTCATTTTAATTTCCTTACAGATGACTGGAAAGGTAAAGTTGTTACCGCAGTATTTACAAAAGATGAAAAATCATATATGATGTTAGTAGATATTGACGGTGATTGTGAAGTACCACATGAAGTCATAAAAGAAGGAAATTTTTATGTATCTGTATTTGCAAACACTCTTATAACCACCAATAATTCAAGAGTTTATGTTGAACCGTCAGGCTATACAGAAGATGCTGAAAATTCAGAACCGCCAACGCCTAATATCTATAATCAATTAAGTACAGCTTTTGGCGAATTGCGTGATGATGTTGATTACAAACTCGATAATATAGATGGCGGTTTATTCACAGATTGGGGGGGATGAATAACTTATGGCTATACAATTAAGACGAGGGGCGTATGCAGATTTTGACCCCCAAAAAATGAAACCAGCAGAAGTAGCAGTTGTTCAAGAAGATGACCCCACTTCGCATGATGGTAAAGCTGTATATGTAGCGATTAGTCCTGGTGACGTAAAACGAATGGCAGTGCTTGATGAATTACAAGATGAGGTCTATAATCAGATAGATACAGCTATTTCTACTGCAACACAAGCGGCTGTTGCTACTGCAACACAAGCGGCGGCTGAAAGCGCCTTTGAAGCAGCGGCAAGTGCAGATGCAGCGGCTGAGAGTGCAAGGACGCTGACGATTGATACCACATTGACGCAGAGTGGGCAGGTGGCAGATGCGAAGGCAACAGGCGATGCAATCGCACAGATAGTTCCTGGACTATCAGAAACTGCAAAAGCGGCATTGCTCAACTGCTTTGCTCATGTCGCATGGATAGATGGGCACGGGCAGGATTATTACGATGCACTTGAAAGTGCTTTGTATGGGTCTGAACCGTATTGGGATTATGAATGGAGCGCAACAAGTGGAATAGCCCCGACAATGATGCAGGCGTATACATATAATTTTACAGATTACGCCAGCGAGAACGCTATGTTTGTTGATAACTTCTCTATCGATTTCAATCATATTGGTAACTGCGAGATTTTGTTTAATGCAAAGTCTGTAGCGACAAGAAAAACTACGAATAGAACTCCACAAATGTCTATTCGTGGTGCTCAGAATACAACTGGATACGATGGCTTCAAAATCGTGTATAATACACCATCCGAGAAAGTTGAAACAAGCGTAAGCGGAACGTTTGAATCAACAAACATTGACTACAATACCTATCATGAATATAAAGCGAAATACGAAAACGGAATTTGTTATGCGTATATTGATGGGGCGTTGGTTGGACAGGGAAGTGGAGTTGCAAACAATGCGTATTTGTATATGACTGGTATTTTTGGCTCAATAATTGTTGATGGACAACAAGACTATAGCCAATCGGCAGATTATACGCAAATGGCAATTAAGGAAATTAAATTTAAGGTGCTACCATGAGTATTTACAACATGAGTGGGAATATGCTTATAGACGCATATGACGTCAGCGGAGAATCTACAGAAAAGGCATACAATATCACAGGTCAAGAGATATACAGCAAGGAACTTGTACTCGGGCAAGAGTATATAGGTGGTTATATCGAGATACAGCCTGATTCATGGGATGGAACAACTGCGGTCAACGGAAATATTGTTCAGCCTGACAATCCGACAGCATGGGGTTTCCCAATGTCCTTGTCTGTAACAAGCAAAGCAAACATCAAATCAGATATTCTGAATGGCACAACTGGCATCAGATATATCCGTTTTCCAATGGGGTTTGCGTACAGAGGATACAGGAATATAGATTCTGCTACAGGTCTTGCTAAAAACATAGGCGAAAGATGGGCAGGACAAAACAATGCGTTGCGTGAGTGGTTTTCAAATATTGCTCAAAATGGTGGTGGACTTGCACCAGAATATTGGTGCATCGCTCCATATTGGCTGACGGGTGGAGCATATTCTGCGAATAATAACCGTTTAAACGCAGGAGGGAGTTATCCACAAAGCAAGCCATTAAAGGACATCAAAACGACAGACCTCACGCAGTACAATGCACAGATTGATGAATTTACGGATGCAGTTGTAGATGATATGTTGTACCTTAATACCAATATTGCTCCCGTTGTTATGTTCAGCTTATCGAACGAACCTTCATATGGAACACAACTATACGGTGCTTGCATGTGGGATGCACAGACATACAATGATGTTTTTTCTGCATTGATTCCAAAACTGAAAGCAGAATTTCCGCAAATAAAATTCCATACTGCTTCAAGTGATGAGAATCAACCATTTAGCGGTATTGCATCAACTTTTATTGCTAACAATTCCGCAAATATATGGGGATATAGTCACCACTCAATGCGGAAGGCAAGCGGCGAAGTTGGAAACGGTGCTGATGAATACTACAAATCAAATGAATTTGCGACCATGATAGAAGGGAAGAATAATGTATTCATCAATGAATATGAATACTTCCGTCCTGACTCTGTTGGCGATGATAATTTCAAGTGCAGTAATAATATGGTGCATTTAATTGATGAGATGGTTTATGGCAAAGCAGAAGTACTGCATCCCATCATTCATATTTGCAAACCAACTGGACAAAGCTCAACAGGCACTAACACAAAAGGTTATTGCCTATATCAAGTTAATATGAATGATGGTTCATATACAGTGAATACATGGTCGTATAACTCATGGAAGATGTTTAACGACAATCTGCCAATAGGTTCAAGATTTGTCAAAAATTACTTTGTCGATGTTGTCGGTATTGGATTTATGACGCTTATTAAAAACGAAAAGCTGTATGTATTTGTTGCTAACAGTACATCTGAAGCAAAGACATTAAGCCTTGGATTCTTTGGCAATAAAACGTTTGACTGCAAACTTTACAACATGTCAAATCTTGGTTCTGTCATTGCTCAAAATGATAATATCGGAACTTTAACCATTCCTGCATATAGCGGTATATTTTGTATCGAAAACTAATTTAAACCATAAACTTATGTTAGTTTCTAATCGTTAAGTAAGCAATTTGACACGCTTCAAGACGCAGACGGACAAAATCCTCGAAAACCGCTGCTTTGAGACTATGTATGGAAAGGAACAATAATGGCACTACGCTACTGTTTTGAACAGGATTTTGTTGCCAGAACCCTTGCCAAATCCAAATCTCATGACCTTGCCGTCATCGACACGGAGAGCTGTGAAGAAGCCGTGAATAAAATTTAAGTGCAAAAAATGTAACATATATGTACTCTTGTCTTTTTAACCAATTTAATTTAAACTTAAAATTGAAAGAAGGAGAATTATACCAATGCGCTAATTAGATGGAGTGATAACACATGAACTTATATGAACTAATTACAAAACTTTTCTCTGGTCTTTCAAACTTCAGCTCATCGTTTCTTTTTTACGGCGCTATTCTTTGTACAATCGTTCAAGTTTCGCCTATAAAAGTAGACCCGTGGGATTTTATACTTGGTTGGATTGGCGATAGATTCAATTCAGGAATGAATAAAAGAATCAAAAATATGGAGAAGCGGCTTAATGAACACATTAAAGATAGTAAACAAGATGAAGCAAATAAAAAACGCCAGTATCTTGTTAACTTCGTAAATGAAGGTGTTAATGGTAAGCATCATACAAAAGAATCATTTGAAGATGCTATTAGAGCATGTGATGAATATGAAAAATTTGTAAGGGATAATGATATAGATAATGGTGTTATTGACTCAACCATACATGCCATAAAAGCAAAATATGAAGAACATTTAATTAAAGCTGACTTTCCAGACGAAACAACATATGTGTCCAAAAGTAATAACACAACTGTATGATTTTACCGTACCAGAATTAAATCGTTTCAGAGAATTATGTAATTTTTCTCCGCAGGAATTAGAGTATTTTAATCTGCGCTCCAAACATAAATCTAATGTAGAAATAGCATTGACTATGCATGTTTCAGAGGGTCAAGTATCAAATGGATAAACAACGTATGATTGGCAAACTTGAAGATATGATGGATGACGCTCCGTCTGAAAAGGAACGCAGGGCATTACAACAATGTGTAACTAAACTGGAACAGCAGTAATTATACGGGAGTATATTATAAATCTTGCAGAAGTTAATGACGCTATTAATGAGTTGTTAAACAGTCCTCTAACGCTCTCTAACGCTCTCTAACGCACGCAACTTATCAGCCCTTATAGTTGTACAGTCTTACTTGCAAAACGCAATACAAAGCGAATCAGACAGCTTAGAACGAGAATTAAATGATATACTCCCTCGATACAAAGAATATTGTGAAATAAAACGAGATTATCAACTTGGTAAAATACCAAAAGATGATATAATAATTTCAATGCGCCGTGTCTGTAAAGGAGTGAATGAATTTCTCCTATCTTTATATGAAAACACAGAAACAGCAGAAGAACGCACAATGCTAAAAACAATGCTGAAAGACACACAGAACGCTTTATAATATGAAGCGTTCTGTTTTTTTTTGCGATTTTTCAAAAATCTCTTGCACTATCAATAAATGTGTGCTACTATATTTAAGATGATACAGCACATACAGCACATATTGAGAGGTAAACATGAGGAAAAATATTAATACACTTTATTTAGATGCCTGTGATATACTTGATGCCTTAAACATCGAATACGGACCTGTAGCAGATGTTACAACAAGTACAAGGTACACCGCACGTTGGGGAACATGTGCTTTTAATCGAAGAACAAAAAAGTATACCATTACACTTAATGATAAGTTGCTTAATGATGAATTTACATATGAAGCGGCGATGGATACAATGATTCACGAACTGCTTCATGCAAATTCAAAAAGAATGTGTCATACAGGTGAGTGGAAAAAATGCGCTCAACTTATTAATCGTGAGTATCCTCAATTTAACATCCAGCGATGTACATCCGCTGAAGAAAAAGGTGTAGCAAACAGGGTGAAGAACTACAATTACAAAGTCATCTGCTGTGATTGCTACAGAGAGTGGAAATATCAAAAAGCAGGTCGAGTGGTAAGGTCAGTCAGACGACATACAGCAACTTGTCCTTGTGGCTCTCACAATCTTATAGTAAAGGAGATTTAAGATGATAGATATTAAAGTAAGAAAATCCAAGCGGGTTTATACAGATAACCCCTATTCTATCTTTGTTACATTCCCTTATGACCAGAAGATTGTTGATACAATCAGAACAATCGAAGGTAGGAGATGGAACAGCGAGAAGAAAGAGTGGGAACTTCCTATTACTGGTCTTGAAACACTGATTGTTAATCTTCCTGAATTTGATTTTAACATTAATGGTTATGTTGATTTCAATGAAGAGAAAAACGAATCAATAGAGATTCCTCAAAACTTCTCTTTCAAGACAAGCCCATTCAAACATCAGGTTGAAGGTTTTGAATACGGTCTGAATCACAACAACTGGCTTCTTGGCGATGAGCAAGGGCTTGGCAAGACAAAGCAAGTTATTGATATTGCAGTAGCTAAAAAACTTGCTCTTGGATATAAGCACTGCCTTATCGTTTGTGGAGTCAATGGCTTGAAATGGAATTGGGTTGAAGAAATCAAGACTCATTCTAACGAACAGGCATATATTCTGGGTCAGAGACAGCGTGCAGGCAAAACTGTTATTGGTAGCACTGCTGATAAACTCAATGATATTATGAGTCTGTTCAAAGCGAGTAACAATACGCCGTACTTTCTTATTACTAATGTAGAATCTCTCCGTAATGAGCAGATTGTTACTAATCTTAAACTTCTCTGCCAGAAAAAGATTATTAACATTGTTGCGGCAGATGAAATTCACAAGTGTTTTGATTATGACACCATGATTACAACAGATTGGGGAAAATTATCAATCGGCAGTATTGTAACCAATAAATTACCAGTGAATGTATTAAGCTATAATGAGGCTACAAATACAATTGAGTTAAAACCCGTTGTTAATTGGTTTGAAAACACTATTGCAGAAAAGATGATTGAACTTACTATCGAAGCTGATAATGGAGAAATTAAAACCATTAAATGCACACCCAATCATAGATTTTATACAAAAAATCGTGGATGGGTTGAAGCACAGGATTTAACAGAAGATGATGATTTAACTGATTGCACTTGACATTCTTTAATTTATGTAGTATGCTTATTACATAAATTAAAGAATACGAGAGGTGCGCAATGATAAAAATTTGTCAACAATGTGGGAAACAGTTTTACGGTAGAAAAGAAAATAAATATTGCTCAAAAGCGTGTGCTAATACGGCAAGGCGCGGAATTAAAATAACTAAACGAATCACTAAAACTTGTGAGTGGTGCGGTAAAGAGTTTGAAACTACAGAATCGCAAAATAAAAATCCAAAAAAAGCAAAAAGATTTTGTTCAACCAGTTGTTCAGCTTTTTGGCGTAATAAAACTTATGGTTCAAATAAAATGTCAGAACCTGCAAAACAACGTATGAGCAAACTTTTGCACGAACGATGGCAAAATCCAGAGTTTAGACAGAAGAAAACTGAATACATGAAAGAACACAATCCCGTTTATATTCCCGGTGTAGTTGAGAAATCAAATAAAACAAAATTACAAAGGGGAAACTTACCAAATAATTATAAGTATGGTAACGGAAAACTTTCTGAATATGAATCTTTTGTATATGACGATTTGATTGCCGCTGGATTTTATTATAATTACGCAATCAATACAAAGTTAGCGAGGGATGCGTTTCCCGAAAAGCGTTACGCACACAGTTATAAACCTGATTTTACAAATATAATTGACAGACTTTGCATTGAAATTGATGGCCCAAATCATGTACATACAAAAGAATTGGACATGAAAAAAGAAGAGTGCTTACAGTTTCTTGGATTTACAGTTATTCGATTTACACATGAACAGATTGATAAAGGAGAATTTAAAGAATGGCTAAACTCATTTCTAAACGAATGATGGAAGACATATCGTTTACTGCTTACGATATTGAAGTTGTTGATAACCATAATTATTTTGCAGAGGATATACTTGTGCATAATTGCAAGAATCCCGCTTCTCAGCAAGGCAAAGGATTTTTACAGATTCAGCCTGAGTGCAAAATTGCAATGACAGGCACTCCGCTTATGAACAATCCTTTTGATTTATATATCATTCTCAAATGGCTTGGTTATGAGAAGCATACATTCAATGCTTTCAAACATCACTACGCTACTTATGGTGGCTATGGCGGATACGAAGTAATTGGCTATAAGTATCTTGATGAATTACAGGCTAAACTTGATAAAGTCATGCTCCGCAGATTGAAAAATGATGTTCTTGACCTGCCAGAGAAAACACATATTACAGAATATGTAGATATGACTCCCAAGCAGGCTCAGATTTATAAGGAAATCAGTTCTGAAATCAGAATGAACATTGACCAGATTAAGATGGCAAATAATCCTCTTGCCGAACTCATCAGAATGAGACAGGCTACTGGCTATACAGGTATCCTCTCTTCTACTATCAAAGAGAGCGCAAAACTCGATAGAATGGAAGAACTTGTGTCTGATGCTGTTGAAAACGGCAAACAAGTCGTTATCTTTTCTAATTGGACACAGATGACAGATGTTGTATATGACAGACTGTATGGAAAATATCCTCTTGCTGTTATCACAGGTCAGACAAAAGATGCAGAACGTCAGCAGATGGTAGAAAAGTTTCAGAGTGGTAAAGCTAAAGTTATCATAGGCACAATCGGTGCTATGGGTACGGGCATTACTCTTACTGCTGGAACGGTTGAAATCTTCCTCGATGAGCCTTGGAATCGTGCAAACAAGGAACAAGCAGAAGATAGATGTCATCGTGTTGGCACAAAGCAGAATGTTACTATTTACACAATTCTTTGCAAAGATACCATTGATGAAAGAATCAATGAACTTGTAGAGAAAAAGGGCAAAATGGCAGACGCTCTCGTAGATGGAAAAATCAGCATTGATAAGGGCGCCATGCTTGATTTCCTGTTAAGTTGACAGAACAAATATTGTGTAGTATAATATTACAAACGTCACGGAAAGGGGGTGGTAGTATGAGTGACGATGTTCTGTTAAAACTTGAGGAAGTTGCCGTTTTAGTTGGTGTGTCGTTTAAGACGATTAACACTTGGTATTATTGGGCAAGAAAAAATCCTGATAATGAATATGCTAAAATGTTGCCTGAATATATACAAGCCGGGAAACGTCAAAAAAGATTCTGGCGTAAATCAGATCTATGGAAGTTTATACAATTCAAGCAATCAATACCTAAAGGCCGCAATGGCATAATGGGTGATGTTACGCAAGTTTATTATCATCGAGGAAAGAAGGAGAATATGAATGAGCAAAATTGAAAAACTTGACAGCCTAATTCCGCAATATGCGGAAAATAAAGCAGTAAAAGACAAGTATGAAAAATTGTGTAATGCGGATAATGCTGAGATAAAAGCTATTATGCAAGACTTTGCTTTACC